GACCGAAGCGCCGTGCCGGAGCAGTGGCGGCGGAAGCGCTACTGCGACCGGGCATACCACTGGTCTCGAGTCGTCCTCGACCTGCTCGGGGATCTGCGAGGACACGTCTTCCTGGACGCACACGGAGTGCCCATGCCGATCGACCCGGACGGGGTCTTCGTGCGTGTGTTGCGCCGCAAGCCCGAGATGCAGGATCAGGAAAGCACCGAGGCAATCCTGGCCGAGGAGGTGTTCCGATGATTCGCATGAAGGCAACCAGTCGATTCGACCGGAAGAAGGTCCGGCGCCGGGCCGCCGAGGGTTCGATCCGCTCCCTCGGCCATGCCGGTGCGGCTCTGCGCCTGACCGCCCGGCGCAGCATCCGGCGGTCGGGAATGCCCTCCCGTCCGGGGCAGCCGCCGCACACCCGGCGCGGGCAGCTCAAGCGCGCCCTGCGCTACGCGGTGGACAAGAGCCGGGAGCGCGTGCTCATCGGCCCGGCCTACACAGTCGTCGGCCGGTCCGCCGCCGCGCACGAGTTCGGCGGGCGCTACCGGCGGGACACCTACCCGAAACGACCGTTCATGGGCCCGGCGCTCATGAAGATCAGGAACAGGCTCCCCCGCATGTGGGCCGACTCGATCAGGCCGTAGGAGACGGACGCAGCAACCCGGGCGGGCACGGTGCCCGTCCACGATACACCCCAACAGGAGACCGGAACGATGTCGATCAAACTCGGAATGGAAGCGAAGCTCTACTACGGCGCGTCGGGCACGACCGCCAGCACGGAGCTGACCAACGTCAAGGACGTGACCCTCAACCTGGAATCCGGCGAGGCCGACGTGACCACGCGCGCCAACGCCGGCTGGCGGGCGACCATCGGCACGCTGAAGACCGGCTCGGTCGAGTTCGAGATGATCTGGGACTCGGACGACGCGGGCTTCACCGCCATCAAGGACGCCTACTTCAACAACGAGCCCATCGCCCTGGCGATTCTCGACGAGGCGGGCGGCGAAGGCCTCGATGCCGACTTCTCGATCACCAGCTTCAGCCGCAAGGAAGCGCTGGAGGAGGCGATCACCGTGTCGGTCACCGCCAAGCCGACCTACTCGACCCGCGCCCCGGCGTGGGTGGAACCGACCCCGTAACCGCCGCTCGCGGGATGGGCGGTCGATACCCGGCCGCCCGTCCCGCAGCCTGACCCCCGATTCAATGGAAGGAGTGCCAACGGATGAAGACCTTCAAGGACAACGCGGGCCGCACCTGGACGGTCGGCGTGAACGTCGATGCGATCAAGCGCGTGCGCACCGTGCTGGATGTGAATCTGATGGAAGCGGTCGAGGGCGATCTGCTCGAGCAGCTCTCCTCCGACCCCGTGCTTCTCTGCGACGTGATCTATGTCGTGTGCAAACCGGAGGCCGACGCCCAGAGCGTGAGCGACGAGGACTTCGGACGGGCCATGGCGGGCGATGCCATCGAACACGCCACCACCGCGTTGCTGGAGGAACTGGTGGATTTTTTCCCCCGGGGCAAGCGCCGGGTGCTCCACAAGGCGCTTGCGAAACTCCAGGCAGTGGAGGCCCGGGCGGTGGAGTACGCGCAGGCGAGACTGGAGGATCCCGAACTGGACCGCCGGATCGAGGCCGCGCTGAGCTCGCCTACCGATCTCTCTTCGAGCTTGCCGCCGTCGCCGGAGTAGACCCCGGGCCCTACACGCTGCGGGAGCTCCTCTGGATGTCCGAGTCCCGGAGCCGGGACTGGTGGCGGCACACGGCATCGGTGATGGCCTTGATCGCCAACGTGAACCGCGATCCGCGCAGACACCGGACCTACAAGCCCGACGACTTCAACCCGCACGAACAGAAGCCGAAGACTGTGATCCGGGGCAAGGGCCTGCGCATCCTCCGGGATGTCTTTGTGAAGACCGAACCAGCGAAGGAAGAGAATCGATAGATGTCCGCCAGTGCCGACATTCGAGCCGGAGCCGCCTACGTGGAGCTGTCAGTGAACAACTCCGCGCTGGTGCGCGGCCTGAAGGCGGCCCAGAAGCGCCTCAAGGGCTTCTCCGCTTCGGTCACCGCCGTGGGCAAGCGCATGGTGCTGATGAGCGGGATGATGGCCATGCCGTTCGTCGCGGGCGTCAAGGTGTATGCCGACTTCGAGCAGCAGATGGCCAACGTCGCCACCATGCTCGACGAGCCCGGGAAGCACATGCCCGGCTTCCGGGAGGGCATCCGCAATCTGTCGGTCGAGTTCGGCGAGAGCACTGAAGCCCTGGCGAAGGGGCTCTACGACATCCTCTCCGCATCGATCCCCGCCGAACAGGCCCTCGACGTGCTGGCGGTTTCGGCCCGGGCGGCCAAGGCCGGGTTGACCGACACCGGGATCGCCGCCGATGCGATCACCACCATCCTCAACGCCTACGGGCTCGGGGCCGAGCGGGCGGCCGACGTCTCCGACTGGCTGTTCACCGTCGTCAAGCGCGGCAAGACCACCTTTGCCGAACTGGCTCCCAGCATCGGTATGGTGGCCACCACCGCCTCGACCGCCGGGGTGTCGATGGACGAGATGGGCGCGGCCCTGGCGACCATGACCCGCAACGGCGTCAGGACCGAAAACGCGGTCACCGCGCTCAACGCCATCATCTCGACCTTCCTCAAGCCCACCGCCGAAGCGGCGGAATACGCCCGCACTCTTGGATTCGAGATGTCCTCGGCAACCCTCGAGTCCGAGGGGCTCGCAGGGGTCTTCGAGCGCATCAGCCAGCTGCCGCCCGACGCCGTCGCCAGACTCTTCCCGAACGTGCGCGCCCTGCGCGGTGTGCTTCCCGCGCTCAGGAACATGCAGGGCTTCGGCGACGACCTGGCGGCGATGGGCGGCCGAGCCGGAGCCACCGGCGAAGCCTACGGCAAGATGACCAAGACCCTGACGCACAGCTTTGCCCAGCTCAAGCAGGCGGGGCTCTCGGTGCTGTCGGTCGTGGGCGAGGCCCTGGCCGAGCCCGTCGGCAGGGCGGCCAAGTCCCTCACCCGCTACGCCAAGATGGTGCGCGAGGTAATCCGGAACAACAAGGGGCTCGTCGTCACCGCCCTGAAGATCGTGACCGCAGTCGGGGCCGTCGGGAGCATCCTCGTGGCAGTCGGATCGGCAGCTGCGGTTGTCGCGTTCGCCCTGGGCGGGCTGGCCTCCATCGCCTCCGCGGTCGGCTCAGCCATCGGCATCATCGGCAGTGTGATCGGGGCGCTGCTGACGCCCGTCGGCCTGGTGTCGATCGCCGTGGTCGCCCTGGGCGGCTACCTCGTCTACGCCTCCGGCGTCGGGGGCAAGGCCATCGCCTGGCTCGGGGATCAGTTCGCGTGGCTCAGCGAAACCGCCCGGGCGGCATTCAAGGGGATCGGCGACGCCCTGGCGGCTGGGGACATCCAACTCGCGGCCCGCGTCCTGTGGCTGTCGCTCAAGCTGGTCTTCCAGCAGGGAGTGAACAGCCTGATGGGCCTCTGGCTCGACCTGAAACACGGCATCCTCGGCGTGTGGATCGGCGTCAAGGCCGGCCTCCTCAAGACCTGGCAGACGCTGTGGTTCGCGCTCAAGGAGATCGCCATCCGAAACGGCATCGCCGAACCGCTGCTCGAGGGGTTCCATCTGATCGAGTTCGGCTGGCTCAAGGTCACCCAGGCCATGGGCCGGATGTGGATGGAACTCGTAAGCCAGATCTTCAAGGCCTGGAACCGGGTGCAGGCGGGCATAAAAAGCGCCCAGCAGTGGATCGGCGAGATCGCCATCGACGTGATGGGCTACTTCGACCAGAGCCTCGATACCGAGGGCGCGAAGCAGATGCTGCGCGACGACTACGCCGGACAACAGGCCGAGCTTGCCAGCGAGATGCAGTCCACTGAGAGCGTGTTCGATGCAGACCGGCGAGAGATGGCGCGACGACACAGTTCAGAGGATTCCGCGCTGGTGACGCGCCAGCAGGAGCGCGTGGCTGAACTCCATCGGCAGGAGGCTATCGGCAACCAGGGCCGCGTGACCGAAATGGACCAGGCCCGACGGGATGTGGACCGGAACGCGGAAACCGAACGCTCCGCTCTCGACCGGCAGGCCGCCGCCGATCTGAAGGCATCCGCACAGGCGCTGGCTGATGCTCGCACGGAGTGGAAAGCGGCCATCGCCGAGGCCTCCCGGAAGCGCGGCGAGGCCCGCGACCAAACAGGCGACAGGCCGGATGCCAGCCGAATCGACGCTCTGATCGACCGTGTCCGCGCCGCCGCTCCGGCGGTGACCGGCGCAGGCGGAAAGATCGAAGTCCAGGGCGCGTTCAACTCGGCCGATCTGCGCGCGCTCGCCGCCGCCGGAGCATCGGACACGGTTGCGGCCAATACCGGCGAGATGGTCCGGCAGCAGAGAAGAACCAACCAGAAGCTGGATCAGTGCAACGCCTCCGGCCTGGCCTTCGCATAGGAGATCGACGAGAACATGCCCCGAGTGGAACAGGCATTCTTCGACCGCACGCAGGCGATGAACAACTACGGCAACTACACCGTTGCCGACGTGCCGTACTTCGTCTTCGACGCGGTCGACGAGGACGAGGCGGTCCTTGCCGTCCACGGCGCGAGCAGCGAGTGGTTCAACGACCTGCGCCGGGACTCGGTCGAGGTCGAGGAGCGGATCAACGACGACACATTCAAGGTCATCGTCCGCTACCAGCTTCACAACACCACCGAAGACGGCGACGACCCCGAGACGGTCTACACCTTCGACACCGGCGGCGGCACACAGCACATCACCCAGTCGATCTCGACGCGCGACCGCTACCCGTCGAGCGCCCCCGACTACGAGGGAGCCATCGGCTATGACGGCGAGAACGTGGCGGGCGTCGATATCATCCAGCCGGTCTACAACTTCACCGAGACCCACTTCCTGCCGCGCACGACCGTGACCGAGACCTTCCGCGCCCGCCTGGCCCGCAAGACCGGCATGTACAACAACGACCCGTTCCGGGGCTTCGATCCGGGCGAAGTCCTGTTCCTCGGCGCGAGCGGAGTCCGGCGTGGCGACGGGCGCGAGGACCTGTGGGAGATCACCTACCGCTTCGCCGTCTCTCAGAACCGCTCGAGCTTCACCGTGGGCGGCATCTCCGTCGCCACCAAACTGGGCTGGGACTACATGTGGGTCCGCTATGCCGACGAGGTGGACGACACCGCCAAGCAGGTCGTGAAGAAGCCGGTGGCCGTCTACATCGAGAAGGTCCATTACGGCACCAACTTCGGCAGCCTGGGGATATAGGGGGGACGCGGCCATGACACTCAAGAAGGTTGCCAGCGGACAGTCCTTCCGGCCCCGGGCCGACGATTGGAACGCGTTCGTCGATGCTGCCATGGACTACCGCCAGCGCAGGAACAGCTTCGGCGCGCGCTCCGTGCCGGGCAGCTATCGCCAGGGGATCGTGCTGGTGCGCAACAGGACTGGGGCCGATCAGGACCAGTTCTCGACGCTCTGGATCGACGACCTGGCGATCCGCCCCGACGATCCCGACGGTGAGCAGCGCTTCCGCACCCTCGCGCCCGTGTTCGACTTGAAGCTCTTCACGGACATCGCGGCCGCCAACCGTCACGAGTGTCGCTACGTGGTGATTCAGGAGCCGCTGAAGGACGGCAAGGTCGGCCACGGAATGCTCTTCGGCGTGAGCCCTGCCAAACTGGATATCCCGGTCGAGGCACACGACTACGCCGAGCCCAATCCAACCCTCACGGCCAAGCTGCGCAGCGGCTGGAGCGGGTCGTGCCGCATCCTTTGGAAGCAGGCGGGGACGGGCGAGAAGTGGGCGCTCGTGCACTTCCCGGTCAGCGACGCGCCCCGGCTGTTGATCGAGAACGCCAGCGGGGAGACGATCCTGGACGGCTACGCCTGCATGGTTTCGGCGAGCGCGGGGGAGCCGTGGAAGGTGCGGGTGACCAAGCCCGACGAGGACAGCCGCCTCCAGACCATCGCCTACAGCGGCCCCGACTTGCCCGACGGCGAGACCGCCGCACTGCGGATCGGCGAGGTGATGCGCTTCCGCGTGGACACCAGCAGCCTCTCCCCCGGCGACTTCATCGGGACGAAGAACGGCTCCTGGTCGCTCACCGCCAATCGTTTCGGCTTCCTGGTCCTGGGCACGGAGTACACGGGCGGGGCCTACTACGCCTATGCCCGCTACTCGGGTGTGCCGCCGGTGCTCAAGGCGGTCAGCGACGAGAACACGTCCGCCCACACCATCAACGTCCGCCATGTCGACAGCAACGGCGCGACCGCGGGCTCGTCCTTCACCCTCGACGTCATCCCGGAGGCCTGACCATGCCGATCAAGTCAGGCAGCACGGTTGTTCCCCTGATGGGCGTCGATGGGCGCGTCGTCGCCTACCGGCTCGGATCGCCCTCTAAATCCGGCATGCTCGCCATCGCCGGGATGGCCGCCGACGGCGTGGACGTGGCGCTCAAAGTCGCCTCGATGACCAAGCGCGACCAGTCGGGCCCCATCGCCATGGCCGTTGACGGCGAGGTCGTGCCGCTCAAGGGCGGCATGGCTCCGGGCATGATCTTGATCTTCATCGACGAGGCCAGTTCGGTCTACTTCAACCGCTATAATCCCGAATACGGCCAGGCCAACTGGGATGCGGACGTGGTGCGCTGGAACAGCCTGGTCGCCGCCAACGGTCCACCCGACTTCGCCGCCGTGCACAAGGTCGCCGGGCAGCCGACCCTCGACATCATCCCGCCCGACCGGACCTGTCCTCCGGAGATCAACTACCGGACCATCGTGCGGAATCCTGCCGCCGCCGACCTGGTCGCCGCTTACGAGGACTGCAAGGGCGATCCCACGATCCCGCATCCGCGCGAGGTGCTGATCTGCATCGACTCCTCCGGCTCGATGACCCGCTCGACCATGACGCCCGGCATCGACCCGTTCGAACAGTGGCTCAACGACGGCGGAACGTTCACGCCCGATCCGCTTGCCCCGCTGCCGCGCATCCCCTGGCGCGAGGTCCGGTTCGGCAGCGAACGGTGGCTGGACCTGACCTGCAACCTCTACGAGGACTACCGCTGATGCTGAACGAACACACCAACCTGATCGCCGACGGCGCGCGCCATAGCCTGCTCGCCTGGACCGTTGAGGATCCGGCGCTGGAGAACTGGGTGTTCGTCAACGGCGTCAAGCTCTACGGGCCCCTGCTGCTGGACACGCTCGAGCGTTCGGTGCCCGTGCCGCTCAGGGCCGACGAGTGCCTGGCTGTGGAAGTCCACGATGTGTCGCCCGAGGGAATTGCCACGCCGGTTTTCGAGACCCTGACCACGACACCCGAGATCCAGTGGAACCCGCTCCCCGGTGCGCAGCGCTACCGGCTCTACCACCGGGAGGGAAGCGGCGCCGAACGGCGTGTGTTCGACCGCCCTGCGACCGACTACCGGGGAACGCCCATCCGTATCGACGCCCCCGTCGAGTTGAACGGCGTGGGCGGCGTCTGGCACTTCCTGCGGGTGGAGGCCGTGGACGACTACGGCAACGAATCCACCCGCCGCGCCTGGCGATTCTTCGCCCAGGAGCCGCCCCGGCTCCCTTCACGAATCGAGATCGCCGACGGCGCGAGTCCCGGCCTCTTCACCATTACCGTCACCCAGTAACCACAGGAGAGACACACCATGCCGACCCCGACAGCAGACAAACTCAGGACCTACTTCGCGTCCCGCTACCTCGCCGCCGACGGCAATGCCCTGAACCAGTACACGGTCGACAGCGCGACCGTGCGCACCCTTGTCGAAGCCGCACTCACCGAGGCGTCGGGTTACTGGGACGGCGCGGTCGGCTGGTTCGACCCCGACACCACCACCACCGAACTGCAGGGCGCGGTGTTCCACGTCCAGACCTTCGATGGTGCCACCGACACGCTGACGCTCTCGCGCGACCTGCCCGCCGTGCCCCAGGCCGGAGACACCTTCCGCCTGGCGCTGGGCGGCAACCGCCGGTCGGGCCGGGAGACCTTCGGCATGGTCGTGGGCGGCGACATGCCCGAGTTCGCCCCGGTCGTGTGCGCGAACATCACGGGGCTGACCATCCACCGGGCCTCGGCGCGGCTCGGGGCAAACGATCTCTACATCGACTATGACCAGAGCCGCCAGGAGATCACCATCCAGGTGGGCTCCGGAGGCAGTCCGGGCCCGGCGCTAGACGTGTCCGCCGACGTGACCGGCGAAGCGATTCATGCGGCCGACGACCAGGGCTACATCATCGTCGACGTGGTGGCGGCCAGCCTGCCGGGCACCGACGCCCAGGAGGTGTTCACGCTGGCCTACCCGCGCGGGTACTTCTGTCCGGACTACGAGGGCTATGAGACCGGCGGCGAAGGCAAGACCCGCTACCGCCTCGAGGTGTGCCGGAACAACGACCCCGCCGACACCATGGTCGACCTGTGCGTCCACACGGTGAGTCCGGGCGGTGCTGCCAGCACCATCGCGGCGGGGCAGAGCCTGACCCCCGAGGCGGGCACCATCGACATCGACGGCGGGGCGGACTGGCCCGGACGCTCGTTCTGGGTGAGGAACGTGGATGCGAACGGTGGAGCGGGCGACTGCCGCTATGTGAAGTACCGCTCCGGGCCCACGCTCTACTGCGAGGCGGCCAGTGACTGGACGCGCCTGGCCTTCGACAACGGCACGAACGCGCCCGCCATCGGGGACGTTGTCGACGGGGCCAACTCCGGCGCGGCCGGGCGCATCGTCTCGGTTCAGGTGAACTCGGGCGACTGGGGCACCAGCGACGCGGCAGGCTTCCTCTACCTCTCCAGCGTGACCGGCGACTTCAACGACAACGAGAATCTGGAGAACTCGGGGCTCGTCTTCTCCCTGGCCGACGGCGCGGACGTCAAGGGCCTGCGCGACCACGTCGCCGCCAACTGGAATGCCGGGGACCATCTCCAGGTCATGCCCGACATCGATCTGGGGCTCGACGCGCCCGATGGCGGCAACCAGTTCGAGAACCCCGGGAGCGAGAGCCATGCCCCCGCCACCATCGCCTTCTCGGCCCCCACCGATGAGGAGGACGCCCTCTACATGGGCGACGTCGCCTCCGGGGAGATGCGGGGCGTGTGGCGGCGCGAGTGGATCATGGACAACCACCGGGCCCGCAAGGAGATCATCGCGGACGCGGTCTACTTCTGGGCGTGACCACGGAAGGGAGGCGAGCCATGGGACCATGAACCACACCGACCCCCGACCGGATGACGACGAGACAGAACCAACAATCGAGAAGCGAGGTGCGAGATGAAACCGAACACGATGAACAGAACGACGGCGCTGGTGATCGCCTTCGCCGGAATGCTGATGCTGGCGGCAACGGGCTGCAAGAGCACGCGGACCCTCAGTCAGACGGAGATGCAGGCGCGCCTGGCCGCGGTGACCGAACAGGTCCGCCTGGCGCAGGTGCGAAGCGGCTCGCCCGTAATGGCCGATTTCCTCAGCAACGTGCCCGACAGCGGCGCGGCCGGGTACACCCAGGTCAAGCGGGTGGTCCGGAACCCGGACGGGACGCCACTGATCCTCCCGAACGGACAACCGGCCATGGAAGGCGGGGTGGCCGTGGGGCTGCTCAACTCGATGCGCGACTTCGGCAACGTCGATCAGGCATGGCTGGTTCTCGGAGGCTGGGCGCGCAACCCTCTCACCGGCGAAGTCAGCCGCGATGCGACGCTGGACGGGCTTTTCACCTACGTCACCGGCGGCGGCGTGGCCAGTACGGTCAACAGCGAGTTCGCCGCCGTGTGGGCAGCAGCCCCGGCCGCCGAGAAGGCAGCGGCTGCCGAGGCGGTCAGGCTGGCGCTCGAGGTACGGAAGGGGATGATCGTCGACGGCATCACAGCCACGGGCGAAGCCGCCAGGGGCATCCTGCGGGAGGTCTACCGGGCCACGCCCGCCGGAGCCGGGCTGGCGGCCGTGGAAGTCCTGCTCGACTCCAACGGCCAGCAGATCCCGGCGACCGTGACCGAACCGTTCCGCACGCTGCCGTCCACCTCGGGCGGCGGGACGGACCAATGATCCCTCGCCCCCGTCGCGGCTTCTTCCTCTCTCCTTCCGGATCGCGGCGGGGGCATCTCTTCACCCCAAGCATGAATGGAGGCGGAACACCATGGAGAACGTGACAACGGCGGCTGACATCGCGGAACCCCGCAACGTGCCCGGCACGGACGGGCTCTCGGCGCTGCGTTCCTACTGGGACGCGTCGCCGGAGGAGCGTGCCCGGGTGTGCAACGGGGCCGGACCCCGCTGGCTCGACCGCTATCTCCCCTGGTGGCTGCGCTGGGTGCGGATGTTCGCCGACCGCCTGTGGGCCCTGAACTGCCGTCATGCCTTCGACATCCACGACTGGGACTATGTCGGGCTCCCGCCGACGCCTGAGGCGAAGATCGAGGCCGACGACCGGCTCCGGGACAACCTGGACTCGATCATCCGCAGCGCATGCGGCCCCCGATGGCTGACCGAGATGCGCCGTCGCGAGGCCCGGCGCTACGTGCGGCTGGTGCGCGAGTTCGGCTTCAAGGCATTCTTCGACAGGGACTGATCCGGGAGAAGGGGCAGCGGCAAGGGCGATGGTCACTCTGAACAATGCCATGTGCGGGGCGACGACGAACTTCCCGGAGACGGTGCTGGCTGATCTGGGCGGTCAGATCGTCGTCTTCGACTACACCCCGGACAGCGCCGGGTGGTCGGGGCCGGGGCCGTTCTGCGAGGGCTACGTCCAGCGCGACCCCATGTACGCCGGGTTCTACGACCTGTTCGCGGAGATGCCCGACTACTGGACCTTCCACGACGGCATGGACTGGTGGAGCGACTGCACGCTCATCAACGGCGTGGACGGGGCCGCCGGGTTCACGTTCCATGGCATCGCCTTCATGCCGGAGTCGATGCCGGTCGTGCGCGCGGGAAGCGCCTCCCGGCCATCGAGCCGGGCCGTCCAGGGGACACGGTCCAACGCCCTCCTGTTCGGTCCCGATCCCGACATCCTGCGCACGACATCGGCTGTCCGCCTGGCAGTCGAGAAGCCCATCAACCGCGCATCGTCCGCTCCCCGGTTCGCCGCCGTGCAAACCAGGGCCACGGGTTTCGGGAATCCCCTCCTGGACGCCATGCGGCCCAACCTGGTGTGCGTCTGGAAGCTCGAAGAAGCAACAGGCACTCGCGTCGATGCGATTTCCGGCGAGGATCTGTCCGCCCACAACAGCCCGGCCAGCGCCTCCGGGAAGGACGGATCGGCCTGCGTATTCGCCAACGCCTCGTCTCACGGCCTCTATCGCGACCACACCAAGCTCGGGCCGCTGGGCGCACACGGGGCGGACACCGAGATCGCGTTCTCGACCTGGATTCACGCCTCCACGCTCGGATACCGCAGCATCGGCGGGTTCATCGACGATATGGGCGGCATGGGGCCCTGGTCGGTGTCCCTGGGCTACCAGAACCGGATCTACGTCAACATCGCGACCCACGACTGGGACAACGCCTCCGCCCAGACCGACGGCATCGCGGCAGGTCAGTGGCACAACCTGGTCTTCACCTTCGCGGCCAGCGGACACCTTCGCGTTTACCTCAACGGCAGCCTGGCCGGGACCGGCGACACCTACGGCGGCGGGGGCGGCCTGGCACAGCCCTATTCCCCGTTCACCATCGGATGCGGCTATGTCTACGACTGGGAGCACGACACTTACAGCTACGGCAACTCCTGGGACGGGCTGATCGACGAGACCTGCGTGTGGAACACGGTCCCCGCCGACCCCGACGCCTTCGCCGCCGCACTCTGGAACGGGGGCCGGGGCGCGTTCTATCGGATCGACCCCACGCGCCGCACCGCATCCCGGATCGTCCTCGCGGGGCGGGGTCGCACGAGCATCCTGCGTCGGGAGTGCTTTGAGTCAGCCCCCGACCTGGCGCTGGCGGGTACGGCTGCCCGTTTCGACGCGGCCAGGCAACTCACGTCGATGCACGACGCTTCACGCCAGGCGGCCCGGGCAACCGTCCGGCACGATCGGGCGGACATGCTTGAGTTCCTGTTCGGGCTGAACCCGACCCGGACGGCATTCGCGCACCGTGCGGTGGTCCGCCGTCAGGCGCTCGCATCCGCCGCAACACCGGCTCAGGCCGCCGCCCGACAGTCCACCGTGGGTCTCAACGGCAGCCGTATCGTTGCCCTGGCGGACACCGTGGCTGCGCGTTTCGCGTCGCAGTTCAGCGCCGTCGCCTACCGCAACTACCTGGAGACGACGGCTCGACCGGCCGTGCGCCAAAGGACCGCCATCCTTGCCCCGGTACGACTGGAGTCCGTGCTCGGGATGGACCTCTTCCGCGCGACCACCGCCGTACGGCATGCCGCTCGGGAGCTTTCGGGCACGGTCTTCGGCAACCCTGTCCTCGACGCCCTCGGCGCACACCTGGTCTCGTGCTGGAAGCTCGAAGAAGACACCGGCACACGGCTCGATGCGATCTCCGGCGAGAACCTGTCGCCGCACAACACCCCGACGGGCGTCCCCGGCAAGGACGGACAGGCCAGCCGCTTCTCCAACGCCGAAGCGGACGGGCTCTACCGGGAGCGCGACGATCTCGGTCCCCTGGGAATCTACGGAGAGGGCATCGAACTCACGTTCTCGACCTGGCTCTACGTCGACACGCTGGGCTACCGCAGCATCGCCGGGTTCATCGACGACATGGGCGGCATGGAGCCGTGGTCGGTGTCGCTCGGCTACCAGAACCGGATCTACGTCAACATCGCCACACACGACTGGGACTACGCCAACTGCCAGTCGGGAGGCATCAGCGCCGGGACCTGGCACCATGTCCTCTTCACCTACGATGCTGGGGGTCACGTCCGCCTCTACATCGACGGGACGCTCGCGGGCACGGGCAGCACCTACTCCGGCAGCGGGGGCCTGGCACAGCCCTGGTCGCCGTTCACCCTCGGCTGTGGCTGGATCTACGACTACGAGCACGACACCTACAGCTACGGCAACTCGTGGGACGGCCTGATCGATGAGACCTCCGTCTGGCACGCCGTCCCGGATGACCCCGACCTGTTCGCGGCCGCCATGTGGAACGCCGGGAAGGGGCTCTTCCTGCACACCGATCCGCGGCATCGCACGCTTGCGGCCGCTCGCGGAGAACTGCGTGCCGCGAGCACAGGGACGGTGGCAGCCCGGGCGCTGGCCGACCAGGAGCTGGAACGGGCCGCCTCCCTCGCCCGCGCGCTGGCCACCCGTTACACGGTCGAGGCGGGCACCGGTGCATGGTCTTCCGTTCGCGGCAGGACGGCTGACGCTTCGGCTACGCGGGCCGATGCCGAGTACATCGTTGCGCTGACCCGGATCCTGAGCGCGGCCCGTCCCCGTGTGCGGCGCGACCTGTCCGTCCTGGAGTGTGGCCGGACGGCTCTCGGACTGGGCGCAAGGGGCGCAACGACTGCCGCCGGGGCCGCCTTCATGAAGGCGCTGGTCGAGCGGCTCCACGCCGATCACGGCGTTCGCCTCGGCGCGGGAATGAAGGTGACTTTCACCGCTTCCGCCGACCTCTTCGACATCCGGGCCGCCAGCCGCGTGACGACCGGCGAGCACCCCGGCGCGCGGAAGCTGCTGGCCTGGACGATCCCCCATCTGACCAGCGCCAGGGCCGAGATGGGAACGCGGACACCTGTGGTCTGGCTGGCCCGGGGCCGACAAGGCGCGTTGCATCGCGTGCGCCTCACGCTGCGCGCGCCGCAGGCCGCTGCCGCACAAGCCCGGCGCGATGCCTTCACGCTTGCGGGGTGGCGTCTTCTGGCCCGCAACGCATCGACCGGCACGGAGCTCGACTTGGGGTTCGTCCCCGCCGGGACCGATGGATCGGGCGGCGTGCTCGTCGATGTCCCGCTGCCGGATGGCGACTGGCAGATCGAGCCGAGGCCCGCCGAGTGGTTCTGGAACGACTGCCGGGGCCGCGCGGCGACCAGCGTCAGCATCCGGGATGGGCTCATCCTCAACGCCGGGCTGCCTGCCATACTCAACCTGCGGGGAGAGATCCTCAACCAGCGCCGGGGCGTCCGCTGGGAGATCGCCGCCGAGCTGCTGCCGGGCGATTTCCAGTTCGGCATCTGGACCGGGGCGGTATCGCCGGCCGATACGAGCGGGCAGCCGCTGGCAACCGTTCCCTTCTCTCGGGGCCGGGGCAGTTACCTCTACGCCTTCTCGCAGGCTGCGCCGCTCTACCTGGCTGTGGCGGCATTCGACACCGACGGCATGGGGCCGCAGACCGAGATCTTCCTCGACTGGGCCGCCGCGCCGCCCACGAGCCCGGTCAACCAGCTCGCCCGCTGATCCCCCGGTCCGGCATGACCCCTTCCCCCGGCCCGCGCGAGGGGCATTTCCGCGCACCAGACTGGAGGCGTGGGGAGGATTCGCAACCTGTTCGCCATGAACATGATAAAACTCTCCAAATCTCGGAGAATGTGTGCCTGAACGCCTTGCTGTGTGCCCGTGTGGAGCGAAGGTGTGACCATGGACAAGAACACCTACAAAAGACTGCCCGCCAGAGACTTGCAACACACCAAGGAGTAAGACGATGGACCTGCGCGAGATCAGATTCGGAATTGAGATCGAGACCGTAAAGAGAAGCCGCCGCGAGGTCGCCTACGCGATCCACTCGGTGGTGGGCGGAAACGTGACGCACGCCGGAACCCCCGCCTGCTACGACCCCTGGCACATCACCGACCTGCGCGGGCGGACCTGGAAGGTGATGGCCGACGCCTCTTTGGTGAACGTGACGCGCAACCTGCAGGCCGAGGTGGTAAGCCCGGTTCTCGGATACGACGACATCGCGCAGCTCCAGGAGGTCGTTCGCGCCATCCGCCGGGCCGGGGCGCGGGTGGATTCCACCTGCGGGATTCACATCCACATCGACGCCGCCCCCTTCGACGGGCGACGCCTGGGCAACCTCGCCAAGATGGTCTACAAACAGGAGCCCCTGGTCCTCCACGCGCTCGGCGTCAGCGCCAGCCGCCAGAGCCGCTACACCCGCCCGGTCGAGGACCAGCTCATCCGCCAGATCGAGGCCAGCCGCCCGACCACGACCGACGAGCTCAACCGCCTCTGGTACGGATACCACAACTCGAACCCCACCCACTACGACGGGACCAGGTACCACGGGGTCAACCTGCACAATGTCTGGTATCGCGGGACGGTCGAGTTCCGCTATTTCGAATCCACCCTCCACGCCGGGAAGGTCAAGGCCTACATCCAATTCTGCCTGGCCATCGCCGCCAAGGCCCTGACCGCACGCGCCGCCTCGAGCAAGAAGCGGGAGTTCAGCGCCACCAGCGCCAAGTACGATTTCCGATGCTGGCTCCTGCGCCTCGGGCTCATCGGCGACGAGTTCAAGACCGCCCGCCTGCACCTGATGGCCAACATGCCCGGCAGCGCCGCCTGGAAGAACGGACGCCCGCGAATCGCCAACGCCTGAAACGGGAACCGGGCGGGCCGGGCCATCGCGCCCGCCTCGCCCCAACAGAAGGAACGCGCACCATGAGAATCCGAATCCACCCCGAGACCACCGACGGCAAACCGATCCCCGGCAGCGGGACGATCATCGCCGCCGAAACCCCCTCCTGCCTCGTCGAGCTGATGCGGTTGCAGTCGCCCTTCAGCGGCGAGCTGCCCGTCGCCGAATACCGCGACGAGGTGCTTCTCCACACCGAAGGCCCCGAGCGGCGGCCGTTATCCGACGACCCGCAGGCCGCCGACATTGAGTTCCTCACCCGGCTGGCGGAACGCGCCCGCATCGAGTTCCTGCCCGACGACATGCTGCCTGAAGAGCCGGAGTCCGCGGAAGACGAGGAGGGGGCCGCATGTGCCGTCAGCCGAACGAAGTGA